AGATAAATTGATTCTTTATCAACTTCTTTTACTATAATATTAGTATCAAATAATCGTGTAAGATATATCAGTGTTGTGACGATATTTCTCATACGATCTTCAGTTTCAATTCTGAGGGGGATTATAAATGTACATTTTTTTAGATCAAATCTTTTTACAACTTTTCCTTCAATCATAATACCTCCCAATTGTCACAGTATAAATCCGTTGTGTCATGTGCAGCAGTGTAACCATGACCAAACCATTTCTTAGGTGCGATAATTCTCTTGTCAGGATTTTTACTCAACCATGATCCCCACCATGAGAAAGATGAGTTGGCAATAATAAAATCAGAACACATACTCATCATGCACAAGTCTGCAAGATTGTCACCACCTTCTGAGATAAGGAACCTGTCATCAGTGAACTCAGTGCTACACCATTTAGGATCATCAGAAAAAATAACCACTGTGCGATTGTTATCAAACTTTGACAGTGCAGTATCATAATATTCTTTGGGGCAAATTGGATGATTGTCGCAACCGTAGTCACCGTGTCTTACATGTAAAGCGATGGGATTCTCTACAGAATTAATCATCTCCTCACATGGTGCTTTGATTTCATTTTTGAATTCAAAGTCTTCTCTTATTTCTTTCTCTATAATATCAAAATATTTTGTGCTTTGCAAATATCCATACACATTATGATTGTCTGGCATATTATCATACAAATTTTTATCAAAATGAAAGTGTGCTTCTTGAACATATGTACCTGCACACATTCCTATATTAGTGAGACCCTTCAGTTTGAATGCTTCAAATAATTGATGATCTTGATATGGATCTTTGAAGTCACTTGGTGGTATCATAAAATCATAACCACGATGGGCAGCGATGCCTCTAAGTCCAGCATACTGAAACATCTGGTTGCCTAATCTTCCGTGTCTCCCTAGGTGGTTGAATCCTAATGTCATGATGAATGTTTTTTCTTCAAATAATCAATCTCCTCTGGCAAGAGGTGTTCGTATGTTCTTTGTGTTTGATTTTGATGTTCTCTATTTGATATATGTATATCATTTATTACAATTGGATTTCCGTAATTTTCATACAATCTATAATACATATCACAATCCATCAACATAACTAAATTTTCATCAAAGTATTCCTTAATATCTCTTCGCATGGCTAGAATAGACGGAGAACTGAGAGTGTTGATACCCTCCAATAATCTATCATTGTAAAAAGGAATTTTGGGATTGTAATGTGTTAGACCATTATCAAGAGTGTGAGCGAAACCTGTAACTGCCCATGATACATCTGATGTAAATGCCTTATCAAGTTCTTCAGTAAGATTTGATGTCAAAATAAAATCATCTGAGTATAATATTTTGATAATGTCACCTTCACCCATCTTCATAGCATTATTTGTATTGACTGAAATATTACCTTCTGGTGCTCTTCTATAGGTAATGTTTAATATATCCCAGTAATCATTGAGTGATCTTAGTATTTTATCATCATCCCCTTGATGAGACACACACAATTCAAAATCTTTATAAGATTGTTGCGAGAGTGCGTACAATATATCAAACATATATTGTTCACATCTAGGATGATCATGTGTAGGAACGCAATAACTTACTCTCATAGATCAAGAAGCAACTCCCATGCTTCACATCCATTTGATCTAAGATTATCTCTCATAGTTTTATTGCAACTTCCATGTATATACCACTCCTCCATAGTACAGGGTCCGTTTCTTATGTCTGCTCCCACTAAATCATAACCATGTAGTTTAAATATGTCTCTGTGTGCATATACATCACCCCATTGTCTGTAAGCATCATGCTCATAAGTAATACAATTGAATGACAACTTTTCAAAAGGAAAATTTCTCAGTGTATCCAATGTTATTTCTGGTGGTTCAAGATCGAAAGACAAATAATCCATGTGTCTTGGGAGATTTAAATCATCTACAGCTTTCACATAATCAAAATTCACTGCGTCTTCTTCGTAAAGTTTTGTATTAGGACGTTTGCCTTTCCACATTTCACATAGATCATGATCCAATTCAATTGATAGACCTTTCCAATTATATCCTTCCTCCAACAACCATGTATTATTACCAATGAAAGGTTGTGCACCACCTATCTCTAAGAATGTACCATCAATTTTTGCATCATTGACAACCAATGCAAATATATCTTGCCAGACTTGAGAGTAATTTTTCCTAAGGTTTTTCATGGCCTCAGGTTGCACCTTCAGATACTGATAATCTTTATGGAACCAATTACTCTGACCTTCACCACTAATGGGCATTGTTCACATCCTCAATAATTTTACGAGTAAGTCTAGGCACTACATCATTGTCACTATGAAATTTTTTAGCGACCTCATAGTTATGTTCTATTGCCTTTCTTCGTTTATCATAGCACTCTGAGTCAAGTTTGCTTACTATTTTTTTCAACTCATCAAGGTCATTGAAAGTTATGATACCATCCATATGAAACCAATCACCTATATTAGGGCAACCAAAATATATTGGTACAGTTTTTGATGCAAAACAATCTATAATTTTTTCAGTAAAGTAATTCTTTTGTTGAGAGTTCTCCACGGCAATATGAAATTTAGAATTCTCAAAAAAATCATTTCTCCTTTCATGAAATGGTGGTGACATGTGTGAATAATATTGTAATCCATTAGATACATCAACTCCTTTCAAATATTCGTAAATATCCATGCGAAGTTTGTGACCTTTGCTCTGACTTTTATTGCTTGTTACAAACGAAACATTATTTGTTTTGTTTATCTTCAAGTCTTTAAAATCTAACCAACTACTACCCCACTCAAATAATTCTGCTTGTGGATACCTATCAATAAAACTCTGACAGAAAGTGTATATTTTATCAAACTTATATGCACATCGTAAGGCTCCCTCACTTACAGTGGGTAAAATAGCAAGTGGTTCTGCTAAAAATAAAATCTTATAATCTGCTGACTTGTCATGATCAAGATTATCAATTGAGATGCTTACTTTCTGTTGAAAATCGAGTCCTCTGTCACCCCATGGGTTCCACCATAGTGGATAAATTCTCGCTGCTTTCATCGTATGTTTTGAAAATGATAATGAAAACCAAAGGTCTCAATACCTTTGTGTTCTGGGCACTCTACTTCTTTACTAAAGCGAGCCGCCACCTCGACGGGAGCATACACACATCCCTGTTCCTCGAAGATGTGTCGGTTATGACAGCATATGTTCCCGTCCTCATTATATAGCCCTGCATTCTGATGCTTATAAAAATCTCCTTCGTTTACTTCCCAAGGGACGGTGACTTTACTGGGGACTTCGAGAAGACGCTTGGAGCGTAGGGAAAATCCTCCATTGCCGACACGTTGGTTTCTTCCCCACGGGTCGAGGTAGGCATTTGGGTCATCTCTCCACGGTGCCCCGATATAGTCATAATGAAGGAACTTATCATCCCAAAGATGAGGACGTAAAACGTAGCCGTCAGGGTGAATGAGAAGGCAGTGCGAGGTCCTGACGTGATTAGTAAGATTATAGATGCAATAAAAATTAAAGTCATTGATGCTTTGTATAGGATAAGTTTTTTCATAAGTAACCTGATCACAAAGTCCATCAGGTTTCTTGCTACCTATAAACTTAGCAGCACCCCACTCAATAGATTCACATGATTTATTTATTGCGTAGACTGCATCTGGCAGATCTAAATCTGCCAACATTATCAGGGTAACATCAGGTATTTTTAGCACGGTTTACCGCCCTATTGAATAGACTGTACAAGTCTAGCATATTGATATCTAAATTTCTACTTTTTATAAACAGGTCGTCATTCTCTGCCAACAGTGATTTATTTACATCAGCATAATCATCTACCCATAGTATAGGATAATCCTTATAACACTCTTCAAGATATAGATTTCTTTTCATTATAGGCACACGTTTTAGTAATAAGACTTCCCAATTTCTATGACAATCAACTGCATTACCCTCAGGACATATCATAAATTTATGGTCTCTTATCTTACTACAATACTCTGGATAATTCACACGAGGACTTACAGTGGCAAATGATTTATCAGAAAACATCTCTCTTATATTACCACGTTCACTTATGTTAGTGTGTTCTGCATGATTGATGTATAATAATTTTCTTGGTTTAGGATCATCTTCCATAAAAAATTTCATACAAGCGAGTCTATTATCATCGTCATATAATTTACGTTGTAAACCATATGGAATAGGATGTACCTTGCCACCATATCCCAGAGCGTTTGATGCATAGATTGCTAAAACATTTTGTGGTATGTGATGGTGTATGTCCTCTGTTATAGGTGTGTCCTCATTACTACAAAAAATTATAAACTTTGTATCTTTCATAAACATAATCTCTGCTAACAGACGTAGAAGATCACTCACCTCCATCATCCTATCAACTCTCATTTGATCAGTAGCAGTGGCACATAATATTTTTCTCTTATACAATCTAATATTGTCAATGAATAAGGTCATAAACTTTTTACCATTGACCTTCTTTATAAATTCTAAATTAGATTCATTGGCATCTTTCATGAATGCACCACTTACACCACCAAGACACCCTGCTTGGTCACCAAAATCGTAGTCACATAAGTCAGCGATTGCTGGTCCGTGGAGTAGGTTCATAATTAATGTTTAATGTAAATCGAACGTTCTTTGTCGGTGATGATGAGGAGTGTTTCCACTTACCATCAAAGACAATCATCTTACCTCTTTCAACAGGTTCTTTATGTATAATATTTTCGTTGTCGTCAAAGAAAAATGTATCTCCATCAGAATCATTGGGGTAATATAATCCTACTATGTGTGGGAAATTTTGATCTACATGTATATTATGAGGTTTATCTTTCACCTCTGGTCTAGGATATTGTAAAGTATTATGTGCACGTATCATTTTATTATTTGGTAGACCTATAAAACTTCCTATCTCATTCCATGGCATCTTGTTGAAACAAATACCAATTTGATCATTCTCTAAAAAACAAGATGAAAAATATGGGTGCATCTCCAATCCCATCTCGGCAGCAGCGTTTCCATATGCACAATCACGTTTGTAAAAATAAGGTAATTGATAACATAGATCCTCAATGTAATCAACGACACCTTTAGGAAAGTGGTGCCTTGTAGGAGAGAATGAATTCTCTTTGCTCATCGGTGTTCCTCCATTCACCAGGTAAAAGATAATGTGGTAGGTGCATCTGATGCACTTTTACATCAGTTCCTACAAGCATCTGCCAATTCAAATGCTCAGTGATTGATATATCAGTGCAATAGAAATGCTCTATATTCTGACTACACAACGCAGCAGCAACAGCAAAAGTCCCTACACCAGAGTTAGCAACATGTTTTGCCCCCAACAATGTAGAAAAATCTTCGGCTACGCTACCACGTTGTATAGTAACTTTTTTATCGTAAGATAAAGCCTCTACTATGGGATTATAATTATCATTTTCAGTGACAACTATCGCTTTATCAAACGAATCAAGGAGTGTATGGTAAAAATGATAAGGATTAGGACTGTACTGTTCAGGATTAGTGACGTTTTGGTCAAAAATATCTCCACTCCTGATATGAATAACAAGAGTATCATCAGGTATTTTTGTTGGTTGAATGTCAAGGTGGGGATAGATCCATGTCTTACAAATTCTACGCATATTTTTGTAGATTGTTTCAACAGGTAAATTGACCTCTTGATAAGGTCCCTCCCAATAAAAACACTTTGAGTGTACAGGGTGTCTGACTTTACCGAACTTTGTTTCGTGTTTCTTAATGATATCATGTTCAATAGAATGGAATGAAGAACTCATTTGTTCTGCCCACAGTGTGCCGACTGCACATTGTTGGATATTGTTTCCTAATCTACCATACCAATGTGACAGATAGATCATTTAGCACAACTACCATATGCCTTATATTTTTTATTTGATAAATCAGTTGCAGGGTACATCTCTTTTGCTATCTGTGACATAATCCAATTGTATGTCTTTCTTATACCATCTTCTAATGTCATGCTATAATCCCACCCCAATTTTTCCCTTATCATATCATTGTTAGAATTACGACCACGCACACCTGTATGTGGTACATCTACATTGTCTTTTGTTATTTTTTTATTTGCAACCTTTGCAGCAATGTCAACTAACTGATTGATTGTAACCATCTCCTCCGATCCAATGTTGATGGGTTCGGTGCAGTCTGAATCCATGAGTCTTCTGGTTGCCTCAATACATTCGTCGATGTAGAGGAAAGATCTGGTTTGCAAACCATCTCCCCATACTTCAATTGTGTCTTCAATGTTGGCGTATGCAACCTTGCGACATATAGCCGCTGGTGCCTTCTCTCTGCCCCCGTGCCACGTTCCTTCTGGTCCGTAGATGTTATGGTATCGAGCAATCCTAACAGGGATATTATAATTACGATGGTAAGAGAGATATAACCTCTCACTGAATAATTTTTCCCATCCATACTCGGAATCAGGGTTAGCAGGGTAAGCGGATTTTTCACAGCAATCAGGGTTGTTAGGGTCTAGTTGGTTGTGTTCTGGATACATGCATGCAGAACTTGAGTAAAATATTTTTGTTGTATTTCTATTCTCTACAGGTCTTGAGTCCCACTTGTCACCATAAGATTCATTCAACTTTCGTTGTTCCTCAAGCAAATTCAAATTGATTGATGCTGAGTTGTGCATAATTTCTGCATCATGTTCACCAGTAAAGATGTAACCTGCTCCACCCATATCAGCAGCGAACTGATATATCTCATCAAAGGTTTCTATCAAATAGTTTGGGACTGAATTGTAAAAGTTTCCCTGTTGACCCTTGTATTCAATAATCCTTCTTACAAAGTCAACATCTCTAAGATCACCTGTGACAAACTCATCAGCAACAGACATTGAAAAGTCTGGAAATTTAAGGTCAACACCTCTGACCCATGCTCCTTCTTCCTTCAATCTTTTTACCATATGACTGCCGATGAACCCACCTGCACCCAATACTAAACACTTCTTCATTGTGGTTGATAGTC